AAGTTAGCAGGTAAACCCACACAGGAGTAATCATGGACATTAAAGACGCAGCCAACATTGAAGAAGCAATGGGCATTATAAATAGCTTGGTATCACTTATATATGACTTGTACCCTGATGAGGAGTATGAAGAATTGTATAGCGTGAAAGAAAAGATCGCCCAAGCGCAAAACTGGTGCGACAAACAAACAACCTAACAATGTTAGGCATTACTGCGACAGCAGGATTGCCTAGGTACAACCAAGAGAGAGAATCATGAGCATAGCATCTAGCGCAGTACTAGTAGAGCTGAACATCAGCGTATGGACAGCAGCCAAGTTGGACAAGAGTGCAACCAATGAGGTGATTAGCAACAGCAAGGCGGGGTCGGGGTCGGGTGCGTTTCGTAAGAACCTGCTTGCAGGTACGTCACTACGCAAAGACATTAGTGATTACGCAGCCGCATCACGCCTGTACAACAACAACGTGACCCTGCCGTGGGCTGACCGTGGTGGGCGTATGTTACCCACATCGTTGTTCATGGACTTCAAGCAGAACATGAACGTACGCAGCGCACACTTCTACACCCTGTGTGGCAGGCTTGTGGATAACTACGACAGCCTTAAACTCTCGGCGCAGATTTACATGGGTACGTTGTACAACGAGAGCGACTATCCAAGCGTTGACGAGGTGCGGGATAAGTTTGCGTTCAAGTTGGTGTTTAGCCCATTGCCTGAAGCGGGCGACTTCCGCTTAGACGTACCATTGCAAGACCTAGAAGAAATGAAGCAGCAGTATGAGTCTGACTTCAATGGTCGGTTAGCCGATGCGATGCGTAAGCCTTGGGGTGATCTGCATACTATGCTCACCACTATGAGCAACAAACTATCATCAGCGGGTGACGATGAAAAGAAGCGTTGGCATGATACGTTCGTGACTAACGCCCAATCCATGTGCAGCCTGTTGACTAACCTGAACGTGACCAATGACCCACAGTTGGAAGAAGCAAGGCGTGCGCTTGAACTAACAATGTTAGGTGCAGACATTGAAGAGATCAAGGAAGATTCATTAGTACGGGCTGAGATGAAGTCTAAGATCGACAACATACTTGGCAAATTTAACTGGTAAGGAGAGAGTAATGGCTAGAGGAAAATTATTACCGCTGGCGCTGCCTAACGTAGAGGTAGATGCGTATGTGCAGGCAAGGTTCAAAGAGTTTCTTGTAAATAGCAACAAAAGGACTTTTACGTTGGGTGACTTCGGCATAAATGAGCATATACAACCACTCATTGAGAAGCTCGCATTGAAGCGACCTGAGTGGAGGTTCACGGCGTCTTACGGTAATTTCCACAGCCGTGATGATGCTGACTTGATCATAGACTTTGAGGTGAAAGACTTTCAGGTATTCGATAAGCGTGAGTTGCTAGGCGTGGTCGAGTTAGGTTCTTACTCATACAAGACTAAGATGCACAACTTTTATATCGGCAATCATCGTACAAGTGCGGCATTGGAACGGGCAAATTCGTACAAGACTAGCAACATGGACAAAGCAGTTAAGCTAGTGCTTAAGCACTTCGGTGTAAGAGACGACAGGGAGTTATACGACCAAGCGTACATGAACGGTGTAGAAAAGCTATCTGCACAGACTAGGGAGAAGAGCAACATAGTACGCAAGTTATGGTCAGGCAGTGATGATAAAGCGTTTGCTTACATACTCGCACGTTGGGATGAATTTCTTATGTCTATCGCAGATGTGCGTGAACGTGAGTCGTTGCGTAGGTTGCCTGAGATTCAAGAAGAAGCCTTACTCCTAGATACTTTGTACAAGACTGGTACTTCCCCGGGTGGCGGTGCATACACTATTTGCCAACAGGGTGACTACTACCTGATGACAAATAACGGGGGTGTGCTTGAGAAGAAATCAGGTGATGAACTACCTAACAATGTTAGGCATAAGCTAGGTGTACTGAAGCTAGTCAAAGATGGGCAAGCGGTGAGCGACATAGGCTTTCGTGCAAACGAAACTACGTTCATGGTATTCAGAGATAAGGAGTAGGTTATGAAATGCAAAGTAAAGATCGGTAGCAGATACGAGCCTAAGTGGTTTGAACGTAGGCAGACAAGTGGTTGGTACTCAGGCAAGAACCCGCCGCTTGATCGAGATGCAATGAAGCTGCAAGATGCGTTGCTTAAGAACCACGGCTTTGCGAAGAAGACAAGGTTATCCACGTTGATCTATATGTGTCTAGGTGTAGCTACGTTGATCACGCTATACACATATATTTATTTTTATTTGTAGTACAGTTATTGACAATGTTAAAAACTTAGGTAATATGTACCACTCTAGCTTTGTATGCGCTCAGGGCTAGAGTCAAAAACAATAGCGCAACAACTTCAAGGAAGTAAAGTGAACATTTCTGATAAAGCATTTAACCAAGCAGTCAACGTACTCAAGGCACTTAAAGCCGAATTTATAATTAAGAAAGAAGATGGTGAAGTAATTACCCATGGCGAGTTAGTCTTAGCTGAGAAGAAAGCACGTAAGCACAACACACGCCAACACCCACGAGGCACATATACCGACCATGTTAGTCGTCAAGGTTTACTGGACTTAGGCGTTGGTGATGTAGCCATAGTTGACCCTGAGGGCTTGACCAAAGAGTCGGTGCGTAGCACAAGCATCAACATGGCAACAAAGAAATGGGGCGCAGGGTCGGTCACCACTTCCATGAACAAAGGCAAGATCGAAGTCTTACGCATACTGTGACACAGCCAAGGGGTGTGGCTTGCGCGGCATACCCCGTCTAAGGAGAGTGATGTGAACACATCAAGTGAATTGATTGAATTGGTTGGGTATTTTTACCTTGCGGTCTGCCTAATTTTATGGGTGATGCTATGAACCCACTAAACCCTACTCAAATACTGCGTGTCTTAGAAAACGGTTACTTCATGACGCACCAAGAGCAAGCCGAGGCAGCGCAGTACATACGACAGCTACAGCAAGACATACGACAGCTACAGCAAGAGAACCTAACATTGTTAGGTAAACGCGACTTTGATATTGAGTATGCAAAGTACAGCAATACCCCTGAGTACCAAGCAATGTTAGCCAAACTCAAGGAGACGAACGGTGCGTTATGAACAAGCCAAGCCGTTGATTGAAAAGTTAAAGGTTATTGCAGTGTTGTATTACGCATCGTCAATGCTGCCCATGAAGATATACGAAGCACTTGACGAGTACCTGCCCGACATGGATGAAGGTTGCCGTGAGCGTGGGTGCATTGCTGTTGATAATTTTAAGGAGAGGAACACATGACACGATTACAAGTAGCAGCGCAGATACTAGCAGGGATGTGTGCGGGTGATTGGAAGTTTGACATACCCGAAGGCAGTACATGGGATGACATAGCAATAGCAAGAGCGTTAGAGTTAGCAGATAAATTGTATGAATACGGAGGTCAAAATGACTGAAGAAACAAGCTACGAAGAATGGGTTGCACAGGCAATGCCTGAGTGGGCGAAAGAATTACAAGAATCGTTTCGTGCGTTGCTTACTAGAAACTTTGCGCTATCGCTTGAGGTAGACCGCTTACGTCATAACGAAGAAATACATGAACGTAACAACGAAGAGTTTGATGAGTGGGCTGATGAGTTTTTTAAAGCCAACGGGTTAGATCATTTAATTAAACCCTATCACGATTTTATTATTTCAAAAGTAGATGAGGATTGTGATGACTAATATGCCGCCACTACCAAGTGACATTCGTGAGTTGGTTTTGTTTATGGTGCAAGACATTCAAGAGAAGCTAAACAAAGTCGAAGAGATGTTGTGCCTAAGTGATGAGGAAGAAGAAAATGACTAAACACCCATACGCAAAACTAGTGAAATACCCGTCATCAGAAATACTTGATTACACGATAGAAGAACTTGTTAATGATAGCGAAGACGTATGTTTTTACTTACCCTACCAATGGTCAAAAGGCGATGGTATTGGCAACCGGCGACCTAAAGACCCACTGACTATTTACTGGAGTGCTGACGTAAACGGATGTGACGACAGAGTGACATACAAAACAACATTGGGCGCTTTGTTAGACGACACGTTTGAACTGCATGAGAAGTGGTTTGAAAAGCCACGGGCAATAGGTTCAAAAGATGTGCCTATTTTTGTGGGTATTCGTGATGCCCTACAGAAAGAGATAGACAGGCTGAACGTGTGGATTGATACCGCTAAACCCGAGGAGCAGAAAGATGACTGAAGAAGATGAAGCATTTGCAGAGATTGAACGCAAGCAACAATGGCGGGTAGAAGATAACGTGCGCCGCGAAGCACAGCAAAAAGCCTTTAACTTTGTGATGGACATGGGCAGCATCGACTTAGGCAGCATGACGCTACAGCGAGCGTATGAGATTGGCTATCGTGCAGGGGTGTACGCAGAGCAGAGGAAGAAAGATGAGTGAGACCACATCACCAAATGTTACAGTCGCTCGCGCATTGCAAGAGGTGAGCCGCGCTACGGCGAGTGCATTGATTAAGCTAACAGGCAGACCGCAGAAGTCTGTAATCAACACGCTTAAAAACCTATATCACCAAAGCAAGATTCACATTGGTGCTTATGAAGTTAACAAGCGTGGTCAGGTAGCTAAGGTATGGGCATGGGGTGATGGTGACGATGCGCGAGAACCTGTCATGCGTAACGACAAAGTAGCTTTTATCCCCCGCCCTGATACGGCGGCAGCATGGTTAAGGAATCCAATATGAGTGAACCGGTTGGATTTATGTCTCCCGCAGCAATACATAATTTAAAAACTAAATCACGAAGTGTTGATGTCCATCGAAAACTTGGGCGACACGCTTGCGTTCCGGTATACCGCGCACCCGACAGTCCGAGTGATGTGGTCAATAAGCTATATATTTATGCCGAACAAATAGAATTGTTATTAAGGAACCCGATATGAGTGAAGAACCAAAACGAAAAGTACGTGGCAAAGCCAAGAAGCTTGCTCTTATGTGTACGAGCATACGCCTACCCGTAGACACAATGATGTTTTACAAGGCTAACTACCCGCACACGATGCAAGCAAAGATGCGCGAAGTGTTGCACGAATACGTAATTAAACACAACAAGCAAGAAACTGTTTAAACTATTCATATTCCCATGAGCGCCTAGTTCCATGGTATCCACAGCTAACCTCATCTTGTATATGTGAATAGCTGTGTAGCGTTAGGTCTAGGCAAAATGTACGCCTAACGTACTACTCTCTCAAGACCCTGACGGGGGGCAGCTAATATACTAACCCCCCGATTTTTGTCAAAGTAAAAAATAATTAAAATAAATACTTGACAATGTAAAAAACAATGCTATATTAACAATATGGCAACCCCCGAATCCAAAGTAAAAGCAAAGTGCGTTGATCTGCTTAAAGCAGTCGGCGTCTACTACTTTTTCCCCGTTGCTAACGGCATGGGCAGGGCGGGGATACCTGACATCATCTGCTGCGCCAATGGTCGTTTCTTAGCCATCGAGTGCAAGGCAGGTAAGGGCAAAACCACAGCACTACAAGACAGAGAAATAGCCGCCATTCAAGCGGCAGGTGGTGTGGCGATTGTTGTCAACGAAACTAACCTAACATTGTTAGGTTCAACCATCAAGGAAATGCTGTCATGAGTGAGGAATTTAGTGCAGGTGTAAACATACTGTTGCAGCGTATGGAAACGCACCCTGAGGAGTTTTATGAAAAAGACCAAGGCAGAGCAACCTTAACCCGTGACCCTAAATGGCACAACGTCATGACTTCGGTGTTGCAGGTTAAGTTTAATGAAAGCGCGAGAGGTGCAGCAATCTATCTTACTGAAGCTGAAGTTGATGCGTTGTATGCAGGGTATACCAAGATCAGGCGTAAGGCGTTTGATGACTACGTGATGGACACGGTGCTTAACCCTGAGCCAAAACTATCATCAAGTGAGGACATGATTTCAAAGATGCAAGGGCAAATGGGGCAACCAAAAATACGTCTTAGCGCAGCAAGCAACAATATCAATGAAGTGCAGCAGTACGCCGGTTATACCAACCTACAAGGCATGTACGATGTAGACACGAACCAGTACCGTAATGCAGCGCAAGCCCACGCCCAACACATAGCAGCACATCAGGAAGCGACAGCGCGGCTTGGACAAGGTTTGATGAACGCTTATCCGCAGCCTATGCCTGAGGGCATGCTCAGCAAGATAGCAAAAAGGGTAAAGGGACTCAAATGAACCAAGGGCTTGAGATACTGATTGCGCGTACTAAGACACACCCTGAGGAATTTATTGGGCATGAACTTACTACCAATAATGTACCTAAGTGGTTACTTATGATTCAAAACTTTACACGTTACGCAACTGACGAAGAAAAAGAAGCATGGCAAGAAGCCATGACAGACTTAAACAAGTGGCATGAAAATAAAAGGCGCGATGACTTCACTCAAGCCGTAATGAAAGAGTTGCTTGTGCGTGAGGGCGAAGAAGAAATTGGTGCTGCACTGTACAGTATGTCGCACCCTAAAAAGTTAATAACCGCTGCAAGCTTGACACATGAGGCGTTAACAATATTGGCAGGAAGCGGTGGTGGCTCAGTAATAGTCAAGACCCCAAAAGGTACACATACGTTCACGAAAAGCGGTACTTTCACAGGTTAAGCTATGAACATCATCACACTTGATTTTGAAACGTACTACTCACAGACGTATAGCCTGAGCAAGCTGACTACAGAAGAGTACGTACGAGGTAAAGAGTTTGAGGTGATAGGCGTAAGCGTAAAGGTGAACGATGGTGAAACGCAATGGTTCTCAGGCACAGACGCAGCGATCAAAGAATTTCTCGAAAGTTTCGACTTCGATGACAATCTTGCACTTGCTCATAATGCTATGTTTGATGCCGCTATTCTTACTTGGCATTTTGGTATTCACCCTCGCGGTTGGCTTGATACGCTTAGTATGGCAAGGGCTATACACAGTACAGAAGTGGGTGGAAGCCTCGACAAGCTTACGCAGCATTATGGTTTGGGTCAGAAAGGTACTGCGGTAGCGCAAGCGTTGGGCAAGCATCGACTAGACTTCACACCCTACGACCTAGCTGAGTACGGGGAGTATTGCGTGAACGACGTTGAGCTGACGTACAAGTTGTTTGATTGCATGTCGCCTGACTTCCCTGCGCTTGAGCTACGCCTCATTGATCTGACCATACGGATGTTTAGCGAACCGGTGCTTGCGATAAACCATATGCGTTTAATTACACATCTAGCAGATATTCAAAACATAAAAACACAGTTGCTTAAAAATGTGGGAATGGATAACCGTGATGTGTTGATGAGCAACGATAAGTTTGCAGATATGCTTAAGTCTTTGGGTGTTAGCCCCCCACGAAAGATAAGCCCCGTTACTGGAAAAGAAGCATGGGCATTTTCTAAAACCGATGAGGGGTTCAAAGATTTACTTGAGCATCCAAGTGTAACGGTGCAGACATTGGTTGCGGCCCGTCTAGGGCTTAAGTCTACGCAAGAAGAGACAAGGACTCAGCGGTTAATTGGTATTGCAAGCCGTGGTAAATTGCCGATCCCTTTACGCTACTACGCAGCACACACAGGGCGTTGGGGTGGCGATGACAAAGTGAATATGCAGAACCTTGGGCGGGGGTCGCCTCTTAAATTTGCTATCTATGCACCTGAAGGCTACATGATGATCGACTCAGATTCATCGCAGATTGAGGCGCGTACGGTGGCGTGGTTGGCGGGGCAAGATGACTTAGTGCAAGCATTTGAGGATGGTAAAGATGTATACAAAATCATGGCTTCTGCAATCTATGGAAAGGCGGAATCAGAAATTACTAAGGAAGAACGCTTCGTTGGCAAGACCACTATTCTTGGTGCTGGCTACGGCATGGGTGCAATTAAGTTTAAGACGCAACTCAAAACTTTTGGTGTGGACATTGAAGAAGCTGAAGCGGCTCGAATCATCCAAGTTTACCGCGACACATATCCATCAATTACGAAGCTATGGAGGCAAGCAGGTCGTGCGCTTGACGCTATCGCAGAGGACAAAACGTGTGACCTTGGGCGTGAGGGTGTAGTCGTTGTCGATGGCAAGAAAGGTATACGTATGCCTAACGGCTTACACATTAAGTACCCAAACTTGCGTAAGCAAACCAAAGAAGATGGTAAAGACGAGTATGTATACGACACCAAGCGTGGTAAGGCAGTCATACCCAACAAGATATACGGCGGTAAGGTTGTAGAGAACCTGTGTCAGGGCTTAGCTCGCACGATTATTGGTGAGCAGATGCTACGCATAGCGAAGAAGTACAAAGTGGTAATGACTGTGCATGATGCGATTGCAATCGTTGCACCTGAAGATGAAGCCGTGACCGCACAAGAGTACGTTGAGATGTGTATGCGCATACGCCCTGAGTGGGCAAAAGAGCTGCCGTTGAATTGCGAAAGCGGTGTTGGTAAAAGCTACGGAGAGTGCTGATGAACAAGGGCGTTGAATTATTGTTGGCGAGGCGTGAAACGCACATCCACGAGTTTGTGCCTTCTTTTGAGCGATATGAACTTAGTCGGTGGAGTGTTTTGTGTAGAGATTACAAAGTTAACCTAAATGACGCACGTACTTACCCAACCGGTAAAAAAGGCGAAAGCTTTACTAACGCGGTTATGAATGAGTTGCTTCAAGGTGAGCATGACCCAATGCGTCAAGTGTCGAAAGACTATACAAAAGAATTAGCCAAGGCTATGCAAAAAACTAAAGAGGCTATGACAGCGCAATTGTTAAGGAGTATGCATGAGAATAAATAAAGGCGTTGCGCTACTGCTTGAGCGCAGGAAAACTAACCCTAAAGAGTTTATTGATTTTGGGCGTTGGACTGATTTGTTGACATCGCATGATGTACAACTTGAAGCCCCCGAAAGAAGAATATTACGCCCAAGGACTTTCAACAAAGAAGTGATGCAGCGGTTACTTACGGCGTCTGACTTACAGCGCAAAGGCGGGGCGATTAGTCGTGCGCAGTTACTCAAAGAGTTGTTGCCCGGGCTGAACCAATTGTTTGGTCAGGTGTACGCTGAACGCACAGAAGAACTTAACCAAGGAGAAAGTAAATGAAAGAACAATATGACGACATAGCACAGGCAATTATAAAAGCTGCTTACCATTTGGGTAACGGTGACGCTCTTACTAATGGTGTAGGCGCAATAGAAGGTCACGCAATGCACAGCAAAGAGGGTTTACAAGAAATTGCTGCGGCATTAGAAAGAGGTTTAGAAAGCATAGCTGAGAGTATTGCTTCTTTGGATCGCCCAACACAAGATATTGGGTATGCCATACGAGAACTTGCCGAAGCTGTACAGGGATTAAAACAAAATGAACGATGAAGACCTGCGGGACTTGTTTGCGGGGTTGGCGTTGATGGGGTTGCTTGCAGATGAAGGTGGCAGTTTATTAACCAACAACGGCGAAAAGTATGTAGCTGAATATTGTTATATCTTAGCAAACGCAATGATTGAGGCGAAGTACGCTGAATCCGTATCTGAACCTGAAGAAGGCATTACAGCTATTAAACCTAAACGTAAGAGGTCAGCAAATGTACCCGCCACTAACAGTTAACGACATGACAACACAAGATGCAAACGCTGTGCAGGTTGGCGGCGACCACTATAAGACTGAGATTCAGCCTTGGGACTTCATCATTGCAAATGACCTTGGCTATCTGGAAGGCAACATCATCAAGTACGTCAGTAGGTATAAGAAGAAGGGTGGCATGGCTGACTTGCTTAAAGCACAGCACTACTTACAAAAACTAATTGAGACGGCGGGAAAATGAGCGTTCAATGGTCGTACAGCAGCCTAAAGACGTTTCAGCAATGCCCGAAGAAGTACTACCACTTGAAGATTGCCAAAGACGTTGTTGATGAGGCAGGTGAAGCCGCGCACTACGGCACACTTGTGCATACGGCAGCAGAAGAATACATCCGTGATGGTGTGGATGTGCCTGAAAAGTTTGCCTACATG